ATCGACACCACCCACCTGCAACGTCGCAAACGCCCCGTTGGATGACACCAACACCGTGTTGTCATTCGCCACAAAGACGTAGTCGGTGCCAGCAGCAACCTCATGCACATGCATCGAACGTGGATCCCACGTCGGATGAATGTCCGACGAGTTCCAACGCTCCCACCCTCGACGAGAAAAAAACCCTCCACGAGGATCAATATCAATGTTGAGAATGTCAGGCGACTCGTTGTCCTTCAGCTCGAACGCGTCAGCCCGAAGGTTCAACCCGCCCGTGAAATCAACAAGGTTCAGCGCCTGAACACGCGACATCAGAGATCCCAAACAAACCTGGGTCTACGCGTCGCGATACGACGCGTGCCGCCGTTCAACACCAGTGGCTCGTGATGTTGCGGACGCATGATGTCGTCATGCGCCCGCTCAACAGTCTGAGCCCAACGACGCATATACGAGTTCTCCAACTCGGGATCCTCCAACTGCGCGTACGCCAACGACACCGCGTAATGAACAATCGGAATGTGTAGACGCTCATCAGCGTCCACCTCCGTGGCAGCACCCGACGACACCCAATCAAGAGGCTTCCGCCAACCCCTCAACGTGTAAGTGAACGTGGTCGACGGAGTCGGCCACAAATAAATCGTGTCACCCCAAATCGAATAGAAGTCAGGGTTCCCATACTGGGTGTTGCCCTGAAAGTTGTCCTCAGCCATCTCCTGGCCGATCAACAACAGCCGCTGGTTGTAGCTCGACTCCACCAGCGACACGACACCAGACACCGTCGACGGCATCACGATCTGACCGTCGTTGTTAGACGTCACCGTCCACGACGACTCAAAGAACGGCCAACGCCGCTCCATCTGAATCGTGCGGTCGTACCCCTCCCTGATGTACAAGTCCAACGTCCCATTCGGGAGATCGTCCTCGTCTAAATCAAGTTGCGTGCGTACCGCGTCACGAATCTCCGACAGGTTCATCTTCACCCGCCTTCCTGCGCGCCTCCTCCAGAAGGCCCTGGCTTCTCAAATGCCCCACACACCACCTGGTGCCAAGGGCCTTCGGGCCCTTGCACGAATGGTTTCGTGCCTCACACAGCTTCGGATCCCGCTGCAACACGGGAGCCCCAGACCACAAAGCACGCTCCACGTCGCCGTGCGCGTTCGCCATCACATGTGCGGGGGCAGCACCAAGCATCTCATTGACTATTCCGATGTCGCTCATCACCTAGATGGGCGAATCGTTCCGCTCAACGAGAGCGCTTGGCCTTCTTGGCGGCTTCAGTCACCCGACGGGGCGCGCCGCCTTCGCCAGTTCCGTAAGCAGTGCGCCCACCAACAGAGTTCCTCGTGCCAAGCCGATCAGGTCGCGTCGACGTGATGCCACGCACATAATCGTCAACCAGCCCCAAGTACGCCTGGTAGGCGCGAATCATCGCGTCAGCGCTGCTAAACGGGGGGATGAGTTTCCCGAAATCGTCAATGCCGATTCTTGGACGGTTCATGTGAAGCTCCCTTCAAGAGGGTGGGGGGCCGAAGCCCCCCACCCGCAACATCGTCAGGAAGTGGCGACGTTGTGGATCTTGAAGTGACGCTTGCGGTTCCGCACGGTCATGTTGCCGTAGGCGGTGATCACGCTGTACCGCGCATCCACCGTCGAGGCGTTGCCGTTGCTGGCGTGAGCCGAAGCGGTGTTGCCGCTGAGGCCAGCCGAGAACGGTGACTGCTTGAACCAGCGAGCCGTGTGGCCCACGAAGCCCAGGTACTTCGAGTTCACGCCGTAGATGGTTCCAGCGGGGCAATCGAAGTCCCAGTACATCGGGACACCCTGAACCATGAGGTTCTGGAAACCAGCGTTCGCGGACTTGACGTCCGAGTAACGCACCTGCGGGGTGAGCTGCGACTCGTACAGCTCGAACACATCCTGCGCCGTGAACACGGCGTCGATGCGGTCGGTGCCAGAGTCGGAAGCCGAGTTCGCGGCCTCAGCCACAAACGCGCGGACATCAACGTCAGCAAACACGGTGGCGGTCTTGTCGCGGACGACTGAACGCCAGTATTCGTTGCCTGCGGTGGTGCAGTTGATGCCACCAACGGTGGTGACGGTCGAGTTGTGGTCACCGATGAGGATGCCCAGACCCTGCCAGTCGGTCGCAGCAGCGAGCGACTCGGCGAACAGCATGGTGCTGATCTTGTTCTTCAGGGTCTGCTCGGCCTGCATGGTCTTGGCCTCAAGAAGGCTGATGACCTGCTCCTCGCCGCTGTTCTTCGCCTCTTCGAGGCCGCTGATCGCAATCGTGGCGTACAGCGACTTCCAGTCGAACTCGGCAGCGGTGATGCCGTCCTGCGGGGTGATGGTGAGCTGCTCCCACTCGCCGTACGAGCCCGCCTGACCCTCATCGTAGATGAGCGGTTCGACGATCTTGTTGCCACCAGACAGCATGCGAAGACGGTTCTTCTCCATCAGGTGGTACAGCACGGGGCGGCTGTTGAACACGTTGTCCGTGAGAGTCTCACGGTAGTTGTCCAGCGTGGTGGACAGCAGTGTGTCGAAATTCGGGTTCGACATGATCTACTCCTCGGTAGTTACGAAGCGGTTTGCTGGCGAGCCAACGCCCACGCTTCTTGAATGGTCTTAGGTCGAGATGCAGGAGCAGGGGCCTGAACCGCGCCGTTCGACCCCGAACCCTGCGACACCGTGGTAGCCGCGTCCTGAGCCGCCCGACGGCGACGCTCCGCATCCTGCTCGCGCTTCGCTGCCGCGTCCGCTTGAGCCGCCTGCTTCGCCATCAACCTGTCGAAAGCAATCTCCTTGTACACCGACTCAAGCATCCTTGGGTCGGAAATGTTGCGGTCTAAAGCCGCAGAGATCACTTCGCGAGGGTTGAAGTCTTCGCCGTACTTCTGCTGAAGATTCCCCACCACCTGATCGAGCAACTGTGATGCCTGTTGCTGTTCGAAATGCTGCGTCACCGACTGGAGACGCTGCTCCAGTTGTGCGATGCGTTTCTCGGAAGGATCCGCAAACCAGTCCTCCTCGGGCTCCTCGTAGGACGTGTTGGCTGCAACCTGTGCTTGGCCAATCCCGTAATGGTTTTGCAGAAACGACAACGTCGCTTGCGGGTCAACCTGCATCGCCTGATCAACCGACTCCCAGAACTGAACCTGCTGAGAACGCTGACTCAGTTCCTGGGTCTTGCGGGTGTAATCCGCTTGACGCTGGTAGCCCTGCAACGCTTCCGCTACAGGCACCTCCAGTTCCTCCCCGTCAACCTTCACTCTCGCGTAATGGTTCCCATACGCTTCGAGATCCAGATAATCGGGTTCTAGTTCTGGGGCTATGTCTCCCTGCGGCTCGACTTGTCCACCATCGGTGGGGTCTACCTCGGGTATTCCAACGGCTTCATCCAAGAAGCCGTCACTGTCAATGGTGTCCAAGAGTCCTCCTCGGGTTGCTCTCAGTACCTATGGAAAAATCGTTCCGTCAGCGGATCTCCGACGACGGCACAAAACCGCTTGCACCCTGCACAGCAGCCATCAACTCGGGCGGGATCCCGTCAACAGGCGACTCTTCCATCCCAGGCTGGGGCTGAGGCCCGCCAGCGGGCCCTGCACCATGCTGAGCTCCAGGCATCATCGAACCGTCAGGCATCTGATGCATCGGCTGCTGCTGCGCCAAGAACAACGTCGGATCCTTCACCCCGAAACCAAACTGCAGAACGTGGCGTGCCAGCACAGACGGGTCAACCACACCTTGGCCGACAAACGGGGCCATCGCATCCACCATCTGCAACGCAGACTGGCGGCGGAACGACTCGTTCTGAGGCTGCGTTGAACCAGCCTCAACCTCGTAATCAAACTCGCCTGCGATGTAATCGCTGTCAAAGTTCACCCACAAAGGCATCGCCTGAGAGCCGACAACCCTGACAACCCGCTCGCCAGTCATGTACTGCTGCATCAACTGGATAACACGAGCACCCAACTGGGCGAGAGTTGACTCGATCCGCGACAACTTGTCTGCGGCACGCGAATTCATCGCATCTTGAATCATCGCCGCCTCCGTCGCCGTGCGACGGATGTTTGCGGTAGCGCCACGCATGTAATCCGACGTGCCACTAATCCGATCCATGTCCTGCTGGATCAGCTCAGACTGGTTGTAGAAATCAGGCGGGGTGCCAACCGACGGCATCGGAGCAACAGCCTTCTGGATGTCCACCTGCCCGTTCGTGTCAACAGGAACCATCGTGTTGTCCTCATCGGACTCCAGCGCCTTGATCCCGTCAGCGTCAAACGCTTCCTTGTCATACAACCACTTGCGAGCGAACCGCTTCCTGTGGTTCATCATCTGCGAACGAGTGTTGTTCAACTCGTACTGCAACTCCTCGATCGACTCCAACTCACCCATCGGGTAGAAGTGATCAGGCACCTCATAGTTGCGAAGCATCACAAACGGATGCCCAAACGCGAACGGGATCGGCTTCGGGGCAATCAAGAACCCCTCGTCCTGCTCCTTTACAAACGTCGACACCTCATTCTTGCGGAGGTCGTAGTACTCCCACACGTCAACGTACGAATACGGTGACGTGTCAGGGTCATCCACCTGGTCACGTCCATCGCGACCATCCTCAGCCCAACGAGAAATGTGGGTGCCGTTCACGTTCTTGCGAACCTTCGCGTCATAACGCGAATCAACCCGCACATCTGCGACAGGGCGACGGATCCGTTGCGCAACCCACTTCATCTCCTTCGGATGACGCGCGTCAGGATCCACATACATGTCAAACGGAGAAATGCGCTCCAAGAACGGCCTGTCGTCGTCCTCCAACATCCGCATCTCAGACTCGACGTTGCCCTCAACCGTCTCGTCACGGTCATCAACACCGAAATCACCCGACTCCGACTCCCCGTCGTCAGGCTCTTTGATCTTCGGCGGCTTCGTCGCCTTGTAGCCGACCTTCAGCCAGCCGTGACCCATCACCAGGAAGTCGTCAACAGCCAGACGGAACTCGTCCTGATACTTGTACGTCCTCCACAAGTAGTTCAGCACCTCTTCGGTGATCACCGCCTGCGCAGAACCGTCAGGTTTGCGTGCCTGCACAACGAACTTCGGGTTGTTCACCGCAATCGACGGTGCGATGACGTTCTTCGTAGCGAACGCCATGTTGATGATCATCCTGTCTTCACGGGACAAGCTCTTGTAATGCTTGCCTCGATACAGGTCGACCATGCGTTTCCACAAGTCGTCGCGACGCTCGTTGTTGCGCCAACGAATCGACCGTGACAGCTCCTGGCGGAGCCGCTTGCACAGATCAGTGTTCGACGGTCTAGCCATCAGGAAGTCACCCACGCCTGAGCAGCCCTACCCGCCCAGTTCCACACCGCAATAAACCCTGCCATCGCAGCCGCCTTGAAGAACGACACATCAAACACGGCTGCAGTGAGAGGAGCTGCAGTCGCTCCCGCCACAAACGTGGCGACCGCCTTACGGACAGCTTCATCGTAAGTAACTTGCTTCATCACTTTCTCCCTTGATCCAGATGCCACTCGATGTGGTCATCCATCCGTTCGCTGACGTGATCAACTTTTCGATCGATCGACTGCAACAAGGCGCTGTTCTTTGCGTGATCCCTGTTGTTCTCTCGACGGGTGCGCTCGATGAGCGCCACCAGAACTCCAGATGGGGCGGCTAAAGCCACAACGACCTGAAGCCAATACGGCATGTCACACCCACCTGGTCCCGACAGGCTCGACCTCAACGCCGTTAGCTGCCGCCATCGACTCGGTTTCGCGAATCCTTTCGGGGATCGTTTCTGTAGAGAACGACTCTCGGGTGTCACGCACCCCACGCCAAGTGAACCCGACCGTCGCCAACTTGCATTTGAAACAGGTGTCACCAGACGACTGCGCGTCGGTAAACGTCCGACCGCAAGAACAAAGCTTGAGTGTTTCAGCCATCAGATAGATGGCGAAACCGTTCCGTTCAGGACGCCCTGACTGAGAAACTCCCGATCGGGGGTTCTTTCTCCTTCGGTTTGTCAGGGTAGGCGTGCTCAATGAACCAGCCGATCGTCCCAGGCCCAGGTTTCACCTCAACCTGATATTCGCGCAGAAACACAAACTTCAACCCCTGATTCGCGATCGCCAACGACATCACACGGTCATCGTGCGGCGAGCCGTGCATCTTGCCGTCCCCCTCACGAACAAACGTCCGCAGCTCCGCAACCGTCTCCGCATCCCACAGAGTGATCCCACCCTCACGCAACTCCTTGCCAAGTTCGTCGATCGCCAACGGCTTAGACGCCGCTGTCGTCCGCCACCCCATGATCTCCGTGATCGACGTCGTCCTGTTCCCCAACCTGCGCTGCCTGTACAACGGGCTGTAGTTCACCCGCTTCAACGCGGTCAACGTCGTCAACCCGTGGTTGTTGTTCTCCACCATCATCAACGCGTTGTTGTAAAACCTGCCCAACAGATTCAACGTGTCAGCACCAAACAAATCGGGATCAACATGCCCGTGGAAATGGGCAACCACCTCATGGGTGTTCGCGTCGATCACATGCGCAGACGAATAGTCGCCATGCTCCAAACCTTCAGCGACGTCAGCACCAACGATGTACTTGTGTTTCGGATCTGGCTCTTTCCAGATCCGCAACGCGCCACCGTCAACAACGAACTCGATGTTCTTTGAACGATCCATCCGCAGGTAGCCGCGACCAATCGGAGGCAATGTCTCCATCTCCCGCAACCTGTCCGTGTTGAACACGGGCCGACCCGACTTGAGAAACGCCTCATCAGGGTTGTCGGGGTACTCCTGCGCCAACTGCCACTCAGGCAGATCGGCTTTCTTCGCCGCATACCAGTTGTCGTCACGGCCACCCGCGCGCCACGAGAAGAACACACCTTTGAAACGGTTCGTGCCGTTCTGTGAACCCACCCACAACTTGTGAAACAGGTTGCCTTCACCGTTCGCTGTCCCAAGCATGATGACCCGTCCGCCGACATCGGCGACGGGTTCGATAGCAGCCCACGCCTCATCACTGTTCGGCAACTGGCCCATCTCGTCCACCACAACAA